GTCCGATATGTCCGTGATGATACTCGGGGTCAACGGGACCGGCAAGGAGTCGGTAGCGCAGACCATCCATGACAACAGCGAACGGTATGGCAAGCCTTTTGTCGCCGTAAACTGCGGCGCATTGCCCCGCGAGTTGGCCGCCTCGCTGTTCTTCGGGCACGAGAAAGGCGCGTTCACCGGTGCGGACACGGCAAAGAGCGGATATTTCGACCTGGCGAAAGGCGGCACGCTGTTCCTTGACGAGATAGGCACGATGCCGCATGAAATCCAATCCATGCTCCTCCGGGTATTACAGGAGAATGTATATACCCCGATTGGTAGCGGCAGGGAACGGATTTCGGATGTCAGGGTCATTTCCGCGACAAACGAGAATATGGAATTGGCTATCAAGGAGGGACGGTTCAGGGAAGACCTTTACCATCGTCTGAACGAGTTTGAGATTCGGCAGCCCTCCCTGGAGGAATGCCCGGAAGATATCATTCCGTTGGCGGAGTTTTTCCGTGAACGTTTCTCCAAAGAGTTGAAAAGGGAGACATTGGGATTTACGGAGGATGCCAAACGCAGGATGCTTGCCTACCGGTGGCCGGGCAACGTGCGTGAACTCCGAAACCGTGTCAAGCGTGCCGTACTGGTCTCTGAGTCTCCGATGCTTGACGTGGACGGATTGGAAACAACTGTCTGTGTATGTAGAAATGAGGAAACAGACACACTTGCAATCCTGCCTCTGAAAGGTGAAGCATTTGAGAAAGAAAGCATTATCAGGGCTCTCAAAGCCTGCAACGGTCACCGGGAACAAGCGGCTGGAATGCTGAACATCAACCCGGCAACACTGTACAGGAAGATGAAGAAATACGGGCTGAAATGAATTTAACGACTAAAAATAGTGCAAATGTCGCTGAATATGTGTACTTTTGCACTTAAATAGCGAAAAATGCGGCGTACTGTCTAACGGGCAGTTGCCGTTTATATATAGACATAAGACCGCAAGCGTCCTAATGGGAATCTGGAAAATGAACATTAACAGGAACTATTGCGTGATTGCTTATGCTATGCCTTGGCATAGCGTGCATTCACCTATTCCTGTTAAGGGCATTCCAGAGCCTCCATTAGAAATAGCGTGGATTGCACGCTTCTTTTTTACAGTTTCCGGTTGAAAAAGAATTAAAGCTATGGCAAGGATTCAAGTTGTGACGGCAATAACATTGGACGGTTTCCTTCCGGAACCGGCCGGAGCACTTGTGTCCTGGGTAAGAAACGACAGGCGGGGTTTCCCCTTTTGGCGTGAACGCTGCTCGGCCCTTATATTGCCCCATTCCATCCTTGATTTGCTTTGCGAGAAAGACAACAGGGACGATTCATTCACTTACCTTGCTGAAATCATAGAACCGGAATCGGTGGAGCTGCTTCGCGGGCTTTTCCTCTATGATCTTGTTGATGAACTTGTGGTTTACCAGCTGCCGTTTTCTGCCGGACAAGGGATTTCCGTGTTGAATACATTCCGACCACAACATTGGGAACTGCATAAAACCACCTCTTTTTCCAACGGCATCTGCCGCCTTATCTACCGCAAATCTTGCAAGATGTAACTTGCATTTTGCGAAAAACCTTGCATTTTGCAAGAACATTTTTATCACTACTTTTCATACTAAAAATTTTTATTCCACTGTATTTCAATGGAATGCCGATGCCATTCAGTGAAATACATGGTCATTGGTACGCCATTAGCCCTATATGTAGTATAACCTGTTGCGCGACAAGGTGTAAGCAAAACTATTATTTACACTAAAGACAGAATGCATTATGCTACAGATAAACAGCGAAAGTGTCCAAATAATGCTCATGCAAATCATGGAACGGTTCGATAGAATCGACCGTACCCTGGAGCGGATGAACAAGTTGAAAGAGTGTCTGGAAGGCGACACACTTCTGGATAACTATGACCTTTGCCAATTGCTCGGCATCACCAAACGCACGCTGGCACGTTACCGCCAGAAGAAGTATGTCACCTATTACATGATTGACGGACGGACTTACTACAAGGCCTCCGAAGTGGAAGCGTTCCTCAACCAAAAAGGGAAGGTGTTGCCCCCGAAACTGAAAAACCGGATGGATGTTCAACTCAAAAAATGACTGGTATGGAAATAGTATGTATCGACAAACAGACGTTCGATGAACTTCGGGTACGTTTCGGCAAACTGGAGGAAAAGGTAATGGGTATGTGCCGTCCGGTGGAAGACCTCGGCTTAAAAAAGTGGCTTGACAACCAGGAGGTGTGCGAGATATTGCGCATATCCAAAAAGACGCTTCAGGTGTACCGTGACAAGGGTATCCTGCCTTACTCACGCATCAAGCACAAGATTTTCTTCAAAACCGAAGACGTACACAAACTATTGGAATCGAATTACTACCACTTAAAACGAGAACTATGAGCTATCATTTTTTAGAACGGAAAGACCCGCGTGTCGATGTCCTGTTTCAGGGACTTGACAATATGGAGCGGTTAATCGCAGCGATGGAGGACACCCCTAAATCCGTATTCCACGGCGAACGTTTCCTGACGGACGAGGAACTATCCAAAATTCTGAGGGTCAGCAGACGGACATTGCAGGAATACCGCACACTTGGTGTTGTCCCTTACTATCTTGTACAGGGTAAGGCCCTCTACAAGGAATCGGACATCCTTAAAATATTAGAGGATGCCTACAAACGGTGCAAAGAAGATATGCGGTGGGTGTGACATGACAAAACGGAGAAACGGCTCGTTCATAGGGACATGCGTTTCTCCGTTCTTGATTTTCAGATAGCGTGGGGTGTCCTTTTTCTGCCTTTCCGGGTGGTGAAATCCTCCTCGCAAAGTTCAGTCGTACCACAGAAACCGCTTGCTTTCAAAATTTTCATATCCTCGTCCACTTTTTTATCCGTCACCTGCGCGTAAAGTTGCGTTGTAGAAATCGACATGTGTCCCATCATGCGGCTGACCGTTTCTATCGGGACTCCGAGTGAAAGTGTGACATGGGTTCCGAAATTATGGCGGGCCTGGTGGAAGGTCAAATCAAAACCGTACACCTTTCCCAGTTCCCGCGTCAGCAGGATAAAATAGCCACGGCGGTAAACATTGAACACATTATCCCTTTGTTGCTGGTTCCGGTATTTTTCAATGATTCGTAATGGAATATCCAACAGGCGGACGGATGAAAGCGTGTCTGTCTTTTGACGGCGTATGTGAATCCACCACGCACCGTCTTCGGATTGTGTGATATCACTCGTCTTCAACCTTTTCAAGTCCGCGTAAGCCAGTCCGGTAAAGGTCGAAAACAAAAACATGTCCCTCACGAATTGCAGTTGAGGTTTCTCCACGGGAGTCTCCATGAGTTTCTTGAGGTCTTCCAGCTTCATGTGGCGGCTCTTCCGTTGTGGCAACGCAGGGTGGAGACGGCAGTACGGGTCACGGCGGAGCGTTCCCTGGCTGACTGCCAGTTTGGTCATCTTTTTCAGGCGGTACAGATGCTCATGCACGGTCTTGGGCATCATGTGGCAGTCCTTGCAAAGGAACAGTTCAAAATCATCATAGAAATTCTTGTCAAGGCTACGTAGCGTGACATCTTCCACGCCTTTCTTATCCTTGATGAAAGCGGAAAGGTGCTTGTACGATCTCAAGTAAGAATCAAGCGTTTCCTTGATGCGATCCAGCCCAACACGTCTTCTGAAATCTTCGTTATGTTCCCGGAAGAGAGCCAGCAGGGTAAGCGGTTTCAGCCCGACACCCATTACGGCGTTCTTCACCAGTTCCGCCGTGATGAATCCCAGGCTGTTCTTAATCCGGTTGTAATGTCCGGTAATCTCCTCCGTCAATTCGTCTATGGCACGGTTCACTATCACCGCATTCGCACTGCGTCCGTTGGCACGGCCTTTTTCCGGATTCCAGATGTCGGGATTGACGGATACCTTCGTGCCAATCTGTTCCCATTCGGCATCGATGCTCACCTTACACAGCAACTGGCACGTCCCGTCCTTGCGCATCTTGGTACGGTTGATATAGAACAGTATCGCGAATGTGCTGCGATGTCTGATAGTATTGTCTGTATGTTCACTTTTCTTTTTCATGTCGTTGGCTTTTTATCGTTTGTCAAATAACCACGGAGAAACGTTCTGCTATTCTCTCGTTCAATATCCGCGTGTCTGCATTTATCTTGTCATCAGTTACTTTGGCGTAAATTTGGGTCGTCTCAATCCGGGCGTGTCCCAACATCTTGCTGACCGTTTCAAGCGGAACCCCATGTCCGAGCGTGATTTCGGTTGCATAGGTATGGCGGCCGGCATGAAAAACCAGCGGACAGTCTATGTCACAGAGTTTTGCGATACGTTTTAAGTTAAGGTTCATCGTGCTGTTGGAATACATGGGTAGCAGTTTCCCGTCCGGTGCTGTGTCCCTGTATTTCTCCATGACATGTAACGGCAGGTCCAGCAGGGGGATTTCAAACTCGACTCCGGTTTTCCGGCGCGAGCTTCTGATCCACCATGTGCCGTCATCGGCAAGTGACAAATGCTCTTTCGACAGAAGCCGCATATCACTGTACGGGATGCCGGTGTAGCATGAGAATAGGAACAAATCCCGTGTGAGATAAAGGTTCGGTCTGTGAAGAGGCATGGTCATAAGCCGTTGCAGTTCCTCGGATGTGAGATACCTCCGTTTCTGTTTCGGGCGCACGGGTTCATAGCCGGTAAACGGGTAGGTGGTGATGATGCCGTCCGCCACGGCTTCACCAACGATGATTTTCAACTGCACGGTCAGGTTGATAATCGTTCCCGGAGAGAGGCGGCAATCCGTCCGAAGGTGCGAATCGTAATCCTGTATGAAGGAGAGGGTCAATGCCGAAAACGGGATATCCGACAAGTTGTACTTTTCCCGCATGAACCTTTCCACATGGTTGTAGGCGTTCCGATAGCTTCTCAAACTGCCTTCGGTCCGGTTTACACCCACGCGCTTCGCGAAGTTCTCAATAAACGTGCGGAAGTAGCTCAATAACGTTGTCTGTTCACCAGCCATACCCAGCAGCAGACTTTTGACATCATCCGCAGTCACACTGTCACGAACAACCGACAGTTCAGCATAGATTCCCAATGCCATCGCACGGATTTCATCCAGCCGGTTGTTGATTTCCTTCGCCTTCACACTTTTGCCTGAAGCACGCCCCGAACTCCATATTGCCTGCGGCACACGGAGTTTCAGGCTGAAAGCCGCTTCAGAATACTTGCCGATGTTCAGCCTTGCCATTACAGGACACATACCATCGGCATCCGCCTCGCTCTTTTTGAGGTAGAACGACACCTTTACATTCGCTTGATCCATAGCTTTTTACTTTGTTTGCAAAATTACCGGATATCGAGCAAATGAACGGCATGACGAATATAGCGGAATATGGAAAGAAGCTCCATGCGTAACATTCAGAACCTGTATTTTCTCCCTTTAGCAAAAAAAGCATTAACTTTGTACTCGCAAAATATGAGTGAAACAGCGTTCTTTACGGTGATGTCAGTGGCAGTGCATAGACCTTTTTCCAATATTGTTTTCGACCTTGAACAGGCAACGGATAAGTAGCAATTTATTTTCCTAACTCCTCCAAAACAGGTCAAAACCATATAATGGACGAATATAGGTAAAACCTACATATCTCCCTTTTATTCCAACGGTTTGCATTATTCCTGCGAAATCCATCCGTATGTGAGCGAGTTTTTGTATCTTTGACATATTAAATACAGCTTCTATTTATATTATAATAATAATCTAAATGTTGTGATTCGCTTTCAAATTTGTATCTTTGACATATTAAATACAGCTTTTTTTGATTACACTGTAAAGATAATACAGTTGTGATTCGCTTTCAAATTTGTATCTTTGACATATTAAATACAGCCGTAGCTACCTATACCTTCCGAAACGGCACGTTGTGATTCGCTTTCAAATTTGTATCTTTGACATATTAAATACAGCCAGGCAAAAGATGAAAACAGCAGCTACGCGTTGTGATTCGCTTTCAAATTTGTATCTTTGACATATTAAATACAGCCCAATTTGTATAGTCATTTAATAGTCAAACAATTACACAACCAATTAGAATTAAAAATTAAAGTTGTATTTCATCAAAAAGCCGGTTAAAAAACCGGCTTTTTGTTTTTCAAAAGAGTTCGAGCTGTTGAGGTAGAACCTGTGGCTTTACCTCTTTCTTCCCATAGAAAATTTCCATCATACCGAATTGTTTATCAGTAACACAGAGAATACCTACTTTTCCAAACGGCGGTAAAGAAAGCTTCACCCGGCGGATATGTACATCGGCATTCTCCCGACTAGGACAATGCCGTACATAAATGGAAAATTGAAACATAGTAAATCCATCTTGCAACAGTTTCTTACGGAAGTCGGCATATAATTTACGTTCCCGTTTCGACTCTGTTGGCAAATCGAAAAATACCAATACCCACATAATACGATATTCGCTGAATCTATCCATATTAATTATAATTCTGGATAGATGATTTTACGTAACTCCCCGTTAAAACATTTGTATAAAGAGGCGGTAGTTTGGGCGACTGCGACCATCAAAGGACTACGCCGCCCTTGAATACCTACCTCTACCACCGGTAAAGACAATAACTTTGCTTTCAATTCGGTCGTTAACATCGAATAGTCTTTTCCACTTTCCATGATTTCACAGACCAAGCCATCGACATAGGGGCGATAAGGCTCCATCACATCATCGGCCAAACAATATGCATTATAACGGTTATGATGATGTATGCCCAAAGTAGGTAACAATCCACTAATAACGAGCGACCGGGCGACAACAGCCCGAAGAATAGCATAGCCATAATTGAGTAGATTGTTGGGGGGATCGCCGTCTCTGTCTCTGCGAAAACTATCGAGGTGAGGGAATATACTCGACCAATAATAGGCGGCAGCCCGTGCTTCCATATTATCGATGTCTCCGCTACGGACTTCGCCCACCCATGCCCGCATATTTTTGGCTACAATTCCCCGGCTCTCCAAAATTGCAGCTTGATTGGCAATCTTTTGCTGCACTGTCTGTTGCCAAAGTTGCTTTTTCAAAGGTAACGAAGCATTAAGTTGGTCTCGGAACCGTTCGTTTTGTGTCGTGTTCCCACAAAGGGGTAGTACGAGTCCCACAGGCAAACGACTTTTATCGCAAGTGATAATAGCGCAATTATTTTCGAGAAGGGCTTCGAGCAATCCTTGCGTGATCGTTATCTGCGAATGATCGAGTACGACCACTCCTATATCTTCGACAGGAATCGTCCGCTCTGCCTCTTTTTTGAAAGTATCGGGTAATGTGTCGTTATTCGACACTTCTGGCAGACGCAATACCAGCTGTGCATTGCGCAAACTCAGATACGAAGGATTCCCAAAATATAATGTGCGTTTGATCATACCGCTTTCCCATTTATGGATATTAGCATTCCCAATCTATCAACCTTTATGGGGATACAACTCTCTTTTATCATTTCATCGGTTCTGGCTCGTTCTGACTTATTGTTACTACCGAGCTCTATTTTTTGAAGAACAGGTGCGGCAACAAAAGCAGGCACAAAAAAGACTTGATACCCCGTGCAGCTTACCATCTTATATATTCTATTTCTATCTAACGGTTGACTTATTGAATCAGTTTCTGACTCCTCTTTGGTTGGCAAATAGACCAAATCATTCGGAGACAATATAAATGCCGGAGGATTTCCATTTTCATCATTAGGAGCAATACTTAATCCTTGTTTCAAATTACGAATAACATCATTCAACGGAATAGTCTTAAAAGTTCGCTCTTTATGGCACTCTCCACGATCGTTCTCCACTTCTTTCTCATAAACAGCAAAATACAAATTGGTGCCTTTTGCTGCCTCAACAAATTTCTTGGACTTATTTCCTACTGAGCCTAACGGGAATTTCATCGTACTACACTCATATATACGCACCTTATATATAGGCTTATGATCTTTCCCATTATTCAATGTCTTTATTGTTCTGTTCATTTCATCTATACCTTCTGGGGAGAATGCAAGTACCGGATCATTACCTTTATTTTCAAGATGCCTAAACAGAATCTTTTGAATACCTGTATCGGTTATGCTTTCTATTATTTTTTTAGCTTTCTCAAAATTGGAAACCCCACTAAACAAACTAATAAGATCGTTTCCAAAACGAGTTGCAAAATAACGATTTTTAGGTAATTCTGTTTGAGGATCTACTATCTCACGAGAATAATAACGCACCTCTATTTTCGACAGATTCACATCTTGCCAAACATCTTTATTATCCTCGAAATATTTTTTTATTCGCTTAGTATCATAGCCTTTACTCTGCAACTCTAATATTTTTGACCTTAAATCTTTTTCTACAATTCTCTTTGGATTTGTCAATGCTTCCCTCAACGAAACAAATCTAGTTCTCCATAAAAACACCTCTCCCGAAACGGTCTCTTTATGTAAAGGCTTCCTTATCGACCAATGATCGGCAGACTTTTGTTCTTTCCATTCTTTTTCGGAGGAATTATCTTTCCAATGTTGGAAATAATTGACTGTTTTGTTCAACACTCTCAGATTCTGGCGAAAGCTCACTATCACATTTTTTAAAGCGAACTCAACATCTCTTGTAAATTCTTCCCACGGTTTTAGAAATTCTTTCGGTACTTCCCGTTCTTTTAGTTTCCCATCTTGTTTGTACGACACATTCTCATATCTACGTAATTTTCTTGACAATTGATGCTTATTAGCATTATTTTGAGTATTTGAGCATTCGTTATTCAATAAATTCACATGATCACGAGTGGTACAAGCTATGACAATAGCATCCATAGCATGATGTCTATGGTCTATGCGTTTTTTATTGAAACCTTTTTGATACATCAATGGCATACTCGGAATCAAATGTCCTTCCTGATTAAAGGCTGTAAATTTTTCACCATTATCTGCTCTTATTTCCTCTAACCGCACAAAGCGAGGCAAAATAATATGATTCCATACATCATTCACACCCCAATCTTTTTTCAATCTATCGGTAATCGCACCGTTGCAAGAGATTACATTCTTAGAAACAGATTCTTGTTCATCATCTTCACGCACAATATTGGATAATAGATTCCGAATATATTTGCTTATATACCGGCTGTCATTCAACTGTCGATGACTAAATTCAGTAGGAATATCCTCGGCCAAAAGACGTTGCATTTTCTGCTTATTACTTTTATAATGCTCTTTTACGAAATCTTCATATTCTTCTACCGAAAAGATTCTCACGTTCCGTCCTCCGCTTAATTCTACAATTTCGCCACCTTTTTCTTTAACAAACTCATATCCCAACAAATCGCCTTTCTTGGCATTGACTTCGGCCTCACATATAACCTTGTTGGTAAATGAATCATCAAAGAAACGAGCTTGCGGAATTATATGTTCTATCTGATAGGCTGGTGTGAACAATTTTCCTAATGGTATTATTTCGCCTGTATAGGGAGAACGATACTTTTGCTCTAACCAACATTTATAACGAATTATTTCGTTCTTGGTCGGACGCTTTCCCTCTTCACTTTCATTGAATTTTTTCAGTATATTCTTTATTTCATCTTCTATTTCAGAAACACTGCTCAACACTCCATCTTCATAGATACGCAAAATTTCTTGTTGTGCAGGAGAATATGGACGAACATTTTCAATTCCAAGTTCCGGGTTCATAAATTCATGGAGTAACGCTTTGATGCGTAAATTGTCATTTTCATTCCTACTGATAATAGCACTGCGTCTTGCCCGTTCTTGGGCTGTTTGTTTCATATCCCTCCCCATTTCGATATGAATTTCGTCTATGGAACCTACTCGTCTCCAAATGTCCCGAACTACACGAAGTGTTTCCATAATCACTTGTTCAACTATAGGATTACGTAACGTGTGTTGTTTAAACTCTTTCAAGAATTTATCAATATCTTCAGGGCCATTCCACTTTTTAATTGTTTTAAGTTCCGAATGGCGATCATAAACGATATAACAAGCGAGCCACAGTGGTAACCCTTTGAATTGAGAAATATCGGTAAGAGAAATTGATTTTTCTCTTGTTCTTGCTCTGATAGTCTCGTCACACTCTCCATTAAGAATCTTTTCGATACGCTCCTTTGTATGATTATCAATAGATTCTAAATTCCAATATTTTCCTCTTCGCATCAAAGGCAGCAACTTGCCAATAGCCTTTGCCGAATACGAGCCATACCCACTTTCCAGTTTCACATTTTTTATTTTCTGTATCGTCTCATCGGAAAAATATACACTCAATCCAGAATAAATCCCTTTTGTTGACACATTTTTCGAACTAAGAGCTTTATCTATCTCAGACTGTGCTGAAACGGAATAAAGCAAGTGCCATATTTTTAATTCTATATCTTCCGAAAGAGCTTCTTTTTCATCGTTCAATAACTTTTTCAAAATAGAACTACGAGTTTTATTACCGGGATATTTTTTATCCTCTACATAATTCCATCGATATAAAGACACCGTATCTTCCGTCTTCGTCTTTTTAAGGCCTAAATGCTTCAACAAATCTTCTTGCGAAACCTCTGCCCGTTCATTAAGCCATTTGAACAATTCCACATAAGCGCTTTCATCTCTCAAAAAATCACTTGTTACATCAACGTTAAACTGCAATTTGCCGTCCACCTCTTTCACTTTTTGATAAATCCTTAAATTGGAAATAAACTGCCATATCCGAAATTCTTGGAACAGAGGATGGGATTTTGCAATACATTTCCTTGGTTTACTTTTTTTCTCCCCATTTTCTATATAAAAGGATTCTTCATACGGGCAATTATCAATCAAAGCCTTTTTGCTTTTCAATGGTCGTTGATAAAACAATATGTCTTTTATGAATAACGAAGTAAAATCCCAAGTTCCAATAACTCTTTTATGTGCCTCATTTTTACAATAAAGCAATTCTATACATTGATGATACAATTCCCTATCTTGTAATTCAAGATGGAATTTTTTTTGATTTTCCAAAATTAGAGATAACTCGTTTGTATAGTTTTCTCGTTCTATGGTTCGAATTAATTTTCCTTTAATTTTTTGATCTGGCTTTTGTAATAACGTATCATAAATATAAGTCCCCACTGTTTTACCAGATGATTTAATATCTACTTCTGTCTTCTTTTTGACTAACATCCAATCTTCTGGTTTCGGGATACTAAAAGAACGCTTCACCTTTCCTTCTTTATCAATCTGAGGACTCCCGTTATTATCGAGAGTTGTCGTTACGATAAACTCTTTAACTTGCCCTTCCCACTCATCAATGGGAACACTGCTAGCCCTACGATATACCCAATAATCATCCGTATCTCCCAAACCACTCTCTAAATACACATTATACCATGTGTCCTTTCCCTTTTTCTCTCCTGTGTCTTCCACTCGAACAACTTTCAAGGCATAAAATTCTATTTTTTTACCCTGAACTTCTTCATCTTCTCCACGAAGTTGAAAATAGCCTCGCTTTTGATTAAAATTTAAGAGTATCCATGCCAGCTCTTCTTTGGAGATCTTCTCAGTCAAAGCTTTTTTACGGAGATAGTAAATTGTCCAATCATAAGGCACTTTACGTCCATCTAACAATAATTGCGGTTGTGAGTGTCTAAAATCTTCCAACATTTCATTAAACGAATCTAAAAAAATAAATTCGTTCTTTCCCATCTTATCTTTTTTCCATGAAAGTTTTACCTCATTATCAAGAAAGAATTTACCATATTTATCAATATTTTGAGAATAATGTTCTGGCAAAAATCCCATACAATTCAGCACTCTTAACAACCTTTCTCTTCTCAATAAATACCTTTCCCTCAATCTTCTAGCACTTCGGTAACCTGTTCTTTCTCTTGTTTGAGACACAGAATTTCCGTTTTCAAAATTGCCCAAAGTTGCTTGATCCATAGGAATAATCCTACTTCCTGCAAGATCTATGCTTTGTAAGATTTCCTTTCCATCTTCATTTTTCAATGCTTTTACAATAGCCCAACCTATACTATTCGAGCCTAAATCCAATCCCAAAATGTTTTTCATGCCTACTATATATTTTATGGTATTATTATATTTAATATGTAAACATAAAAAAATTTATCGAAAAATACAATAGTATAAAAATTTATATGTATATTTGTCAACACAAATTTGAAAGCAAATCACAATAAGGATTATTCCGTTGTGAAAACATTTGGAAGGGGGAGTATTCATACTCCTCGTTCTTTTTTATATATCTCTATTTTATCAAAAACTTTTTAAGAATATCTCCGTCCCTAACCCAAAATCCCATTCGCAAAATTATAATCACTGCTGTCATACCCTTCTCCAAACGATTTCCTTTAATAGTGTAAAAAGGATATTAATCTATATATTAGATATTATCAAAGGATTATGAACCGAAAATCAGGGGTATGGAGTGGCGTCGGGGACGACGGGGCG